CAATGGGTAGTCTTAAACGTATAAAGGTATACAAACATGTTAAAATCAATATTTTCAGCTATTTCAGGCGTAAACAAACACATTATTAAGTCTCGACAAGCTAGTGCAGACTTATACTTACTAAACCACCTAACAGACAGAGAACTAAGGGATATAGGCATTACTCGTGGTGATATCTTACACAGGTACTATAACAAAGACTAAGATACTGCTTGCATTTGTATTTTTGCTAAGTATAACTACTGCTTGTAGTACTCAATCAATAGTAATGCCTCTCTCTTGTCCTCCTGATAATAAGAAATGTCAACGGAACTTAGATGCACAAACCTTATCTCTCATCGGTCAAGACTCTGCTGCACTTCAACTTATGTGTATGGACTCTGATCTTACAGACGTTCTTGGCGACAAGTGCAAAGAGCAATGATGTTACTGGAGACTTCAGTAATAACTATCAAGATTCAACTGTAGACAGTAATAACTCTTCTACAAGTGAAACTAATAATTATAATGCAACGGGAGCTGGGGAAAAAGCTCCTGTGATGTCCAGTATCGCTCCTACAGTTATGGGTGGTGGTGGAAACGATTCTTGTTTAATGCCTACCACTCTGGGTTTTCAGGTAAGTTTGTTTGGTTTATCTCAGGGTGCAATGGTACAAGATGAATACTGTAACAGACGCAAGAACGCTAGACTTTTAGGGACTCCACAACAGATAGGAGGTCTTGGTTTACAAGTTTCTGGGATATCCACAATCTGTGGTGATCCAGATGTATTTAAGGCCATGATTTTAGCCAGTACGCCCTGCCCTATCATGGATGTTCTAACTGGTAAGTTGCTTATGGGTAAGGATGCAGTAGATAAATATAGAGAAAACCCTAAAGCGTTTATAGTAGGGTACGAAGAAGACAAAGAGTTTTGGGACAGTTTATTAAGAATTGGAGAGGATTTAACAAATGAAATCAATGAAGCAGAAATTGCTAACAACAGCAGGGACACTCGCTCTATTAGTGAACGGTTCAGGTCTACTCGCAGAGTCACTTCCACCACCCGAATACAATCAGACGGGGGATCAGAAGATACAGTCACTGATTGATTCTATTAATATTATAGACAATCGGTTACAACTATCTTTGAACTTAGGTATTGGTGCAGTAGGATATGCTGAAGTTGGTGGTGTTATTGTTGACGGAGCATTAGACGGTGCTAAAGTAACTTCGGCAATGCTAGGCGCTTACTTAGATGCTAAGAGTAAAGTTATGAACCATGACTATGCTACAGCAGAAAATGCGAATCAGTTGTTTGTACAAGAACATACTGCGGCTATGAATAACTTAGTTGCGGCTGTTGATATACTTGGTGATGCTACATCTGTATTAATGACTGCTACATCCGTTGCTGACACTGCTGCAGAAGCAGATACGAAGCCAGAACAAGTTGCATTACAAGAGATGATGGCTACAGATGAATATAGCCTTGACGCTTCTGAAGTTGACGACTATAATAACGCACTTGATGCAGTAGCAGAGTATGCTCAACAAGCAGGTGCTTTCATGGCTGCAGCTAACAACACGGAGTTGACTACAAGTATAGATAATTATACGGCGGCTAATAATATAATGGTTGGAACATATACAGCTATTACATATACACAAGCAGTTGACGAGTTTGTTATATCTTGGGATGATTCAGGGTACGGCACTGGTTGGAATGGTTATCTTACAGACGATATGAAAGATGCAGACGATGTATATGGCGCAGGAGCTTACATCATGCAACACGGGTCAGCTTCCTCTAACATGTAGGAAATATTATGATAGAAGATGCAGAAGTTAAAGTTGGTGGGTTTACTTTTAAAGGGTGGTACATAGCTGCTGCCCTGCCAATACTAGGATCTCTTAGTGGCGGTATATATTATGGATATGACACACTACAAAGGTTCTATGCTGTAGAATCAGGTATTGAGACGGTAGTTCAAGCTTCAGGTAAGTTTAGCTCTAAGTCTAACGAACTAAGTACACGCATTCAAACAGTTGAATCTGATCTGAATGTAAATATACAAAGTGCTTATGCAGACTTAACAGTTAAATCACAGGATATGGAAGCAGATCTTAGTTCTCGTATTCAAGCAATAGAACAGGCGGTAGCAGATAATGACGTTAGAGGGCTTAACACAAGGTTGTCAACGATTAGCACACAAATGCAAACAATCTTGGAACAACAGAAAGACTTGCTTGACTTACGTAGTCAAGTTGAGAGATCAACTGGGATCACTGATAGTCTGGGTGATAAGCTTGACGAATACCAAACTGAAATAGATGACATATGGAAAGCATATGATACTCTTGTGGACAAACCACTATAAGGAAAGCCTATGGCACGTAATTTAACACCAAACCAACAAAAGTTTCTAGAGGTCTTGTTTGACGAGGCAGGTGGAGACGTGGTTTCAGCAAAAAAAGATAGCAGGATACAGTGAAAATACACCTACAAGACTTATTGTCGAATCTCTCAAGGATGAAATTTCCGAAGCTACCCGTTCGTACTTCTCTAGGACTGCGCCGAAAGCTGCTATGGCTATGGTTAGCGCTCTATCAGACCCTACGGAGCTTGGCATCAAAGATAAAATGGCTGCTGCAAAAGATTTACTTGACCGTGCAGGGTTGGGTAAAGTCGAAAAAGTAGATGTATCATCTTCTGGTGGGGGTATATTCTACCTTCCACCTAAAGAGGGTAAGAACGAGTAGCCTTGTCTGACTACAACTATGACAGGGACTTTGGTTTCTGGGAACTACCTAAACCTAAGAAGAGCGATAAGGTTTGGCATCCTGTAGTTAGAGTAGCGGCTCGTGTCGTACCCTTTGGTTATGAGATTGATCCAGACAACGAGAAACTGTTTCAACCTATACCTCATGAGCTTGAAGCATTAATACTTGCCAAGAAGCACTTAAAGCAGTATAGTTACAGGGAAGTGGCAAACTGGCTAACAACACAGACAGGTCGCTCTATATCCCATTCAGG